AGGAGCAAGACAATGAGCATACAAGAACTAGAAGAGATACATTGTTTAATCTGTGAAGGCACTTTTCCTGAAAATGTAATGCTGCCAATTGTAAAAGCATGTCCTCACTGCGGCAACATAGACAAAGAGCAGACAGTATATCTGTCTAAGGAGCAAGACAATGCATAGTACAAACGAAGCATTTATGTTTAGAAAGAGAACAATAAAAGATGTAATGTCCGTAGAAAAAAGAATAGAATTAAAAGAAAACATAGGTCAGCATGTGCAAGCTTATATAAATTCTGGAGGTCAGATACAACACTGTACTCCCTGTACATTTGGTGCAAAAGAAAAGAGTACTAAAAGACAAGTGGCTTTAGGTAAAGCAAAAGGAAGAAAGTAATGATTGCAAGAGACAGAGTAACAGTAGACTTAGAAGAATATATGCTAGAGTCTGAAGAAGACTACAGAAACTCAGCAGAATACAAGCAGGAATGGGCTGAGTTTATGGCTGACTCAGAAAGAGATAGACTAATATCTGAAGAACTAACTAAGGAAAAATAATGATTACTATAGAGACTTATAAAGATTTAAAAAGCATACTTGACGATGTAGCAGGTGTTGCATGGGATAATAAAAATGATGCAGAATATATACAGGCTATTATGTTAATCGTTTATCACTATGAAAATTTTGAACCATAGTACTAGCAAATTTAACAAGTCTAGGTTATACTTAGATTAGTTAAAGGAAAACCAGACAAGGATGTTATTTAACTGTAAGTAAATTTAAATAAGAGGAAAGATTATGACAGAAGGAATCAGAGGTAATACACTTGGAAGACCTCCTTTGCATCTCACAGACGCAGAAAAAATAGAGAGGTTTGATAACGCTAAGAAGGCTAAATTAAGTCAGCGTAACACAGTAGTTAATATCACAATCAGTAGAGAAAATGCAACGCAACTTAGCGATGCTGTATCTTCACTGTCTAATGATCTTGGAATCAAGTTAACTAAGTCACAAGGCTTGAGATATATACTAGATAGTTGGACAAAGCAGTGTGCAATAAAGACTTAATCGTTTATAAACTTATTATTAATAACATACCTTTGGAGGTATACTATGTCAGTACTACAAGGCCCACTTTACTGGGCATCAATCACTAACCCTAACACTACTTACGAGCCGGTGTATTCTGTCAATGTTATTCTAGATGAGGAGACTGCTACTGATTTTAAACAGAGAGGTTTCCGTATCAAAGAAATGGACGAAGGCCCAGCAATTGTTATCAAGCGTAAAGTCGGCGGCCCTAATGGAATGACAAGGGCAGCACCTAAGCTTTTTGATAAGGCTAAGAACGAAGTAGATGTGTCTGTAGGTAATGGGACTATAGGTAAAGTCCAGTACAAAGAGTGGGAAGTTGTAAGACAAGGCGAAACCTTTCGCGGTCTTGACCTACAGGCTGTACAGATTCTTGATCTTGTCTCCTTCAATCAAGCAGGCGATGAGTTTGATGTAGAAGAATCACTAGCAGAGGACGATGAGTTATGATCAGAACTCCGGAAGAAGATACAGTTATCTTTCGGACTGGGGAGGGGGACTATGATGTCTCCCTTTTCAGTACTGATGGGCAACTAAAATATTCAATAGCTCAGAGAGCCATAGCGGAGCTGAAAGATTTGACTGATCAGATGGTCATAAGAAAGGAAGCTATAGCAGCTATGCACTCAGCCATTCTAGAGATTGAATGTACAGAAGAAAATAAAGTTAAGCTTGTAAGAGCGCGAACAACATCGGGGCAGTACAAACCTGATGACCCCTCAACTCCTGATATAAACGAAGCGTATATGAAAGCGCCTGACTATACTATTAACTACGAGGATTAGTATGCCTGATTTTAAACACAAAGAATTTGTTAAGTTTAACTTACCATGTCCTAAATGTGGAGGAAGCGATCCAGTATCAATGCACGAAGATCGTTCTGCTTATTGCTTTAGTTGTTCTACGACTATGAAAGATTATGATAAAGAATGTGATGCGCCGCTTAGTGTATCTAAACCTGTAGACATACAACCCTATAGAAATAATGCTATGAACAATGCAGAAGGAGAGTTTCTAGCCTTAACAGATAGGGGTATATCCTTAGACTCAGCTAAGAAGTATGGTGTCAAAGCTGTAAAGGATTCTAAGGGGCAGATCATTAAGCATCTGTATCCTTACTATGTAGCTAATGAAATTGTAGGTTACAAAGTAAGAGAACAAAATAAAATGTTCACATGGAAAGGTAGTGGACAGGGCAGCGGCTTGTTTGGTGAGCAGCTATTCCAATCAGGAGGTAAGTATATAACCATTGTTGAGGGTGAGTGTGACGCAATGGCTTCTTATGAAATGCTAGGTTCCAAGTGGCCTGTAGTCTCTATAAAGAATGGGGCTGCGGCGGCTGTTAAGGATGTAAAGAACTCAATAGAATTTCTTGAGAAGTTTCAATGCGTAGTCATTAACTTTGATAATGATAAGCCCGGAAAAGATGCAGCTAAAAAAGTGGCGATGCTCTTGACTCCGGGCAAAGCAAAGATAGTGCATCTTGCAGATGATTTTAAAGATGCTAACGACATGATCAAGAAGGGCAACAAGCATGGCTATGTCACAGCATGGTGGAACGCTAAGATTTATACACCCAGTGGTGTTGTCAATGCTAAAGACTTAAAAGATAAATACTTTAATAGAGAAAAGAAAGACTCAGTTCCCTATCCTTGGGAGGGGTTGAATAAGAAACTGTACGGCTTGAGACAGGGAGAGTTGATGACTCTGACAGGCGGCACAGGTCTTGGCAAATCCTCTATCACTAGAGAACTAGAACACTGGTTGATCAATAATACAGAAGATAACATAGGCATCGTGGCTCTTGAAGAGCATGACCTTAGAACTCTTGACTGTCTCATGTCTATAGAGGCGAATGACAGACTGTATGTAGACCATATCAGAGATAGCTATGATCAGAAATACTTGGATGAAATCTATAGTAAGATATACGACAACGGCAGGGTGTGGATACATGCTCACTTTGGCGCTAATGATATAGATGAAATCTTCAGTAAGATTAGGTTTATGATTATAGGCTGTGACTGCAAGTGGGTGGTCGTTGACCACTTACATATGCTTGTGTCCTCCTCAACAGAGGGTGACGAGCGCCGTACTATTGATAGCATTATGACTAAGCTACGCTGCATCGTTGAAGAAACAGGGGTTGGGATGATACTAGTCTCCCATTTGCGTAGGGTAGAGGGCAACAGAGGACACGAGAACGGGGTTACTGTGGGTCTTAACCACCTCAGAGGCTCTCAATCTATCGCTCAGTTGTCTGATTGCGTCATAGCTTTAGAGCGTAACCAACAGTCTGATGATGCTATTGAATCGCAGACTACTCACGTAAGAGTTTTAAAATCTAGGTATACTGGTGATGTGGGGATAGCTACTCACTTGCTATACAATCAGGAGACAGGTAGACTCAGTGAAGTAGATGCAGAAGATTATCAATACGATGGAGATGAACTATGAGTTCTTTAGTTTTTGACATAGAAACTGATGGGCTAGACGCTACTAAAATCTGGTGTATTAGTACATGTGATATTCATACAGAAGAATTGAACTCTTACTATGGCGACAGCCTAGAAGAAGGTCTTGAAATACTGAAGGATGCTGACAAGTTAGTTGGGCATAATATAATTGGGTTTGATATTCCAGTTGTAAAGAATCTAACGGGTGTTGATTTGTCTAACAAACCTTTAATAGATACTCTTGTCCTGTCACGCTTATTCAATCCAATCAGAGAAGGCAACCACGGCCTAGAGTCTTGGGGTTATAGAGTGGGCCTACCTAAGATAGACTTCACAGACTACGGTACATTCTCACCAGAGATGGTGGAGTATTGTGAGAGGGACGTACTGGTTAACAAGAAAGTCTATGATGTTTTAAATCAAGAGAGGCTAGGCTTCTCAAGAAAGTGTATAGATTTAGAACAGAGCGTAGCCGAGATAGTAAGTAGGCAGAGCAAGAAGGGGTTCTTACTAGATGTAAAATATACTACTCTCTTGCTTGCCGAGTTAGAAGATAAGCTAGATGCTACTGTTGCAGAAGTACATAAGGCATTCAAGCCTAGTGAAAATGTTTTAGTTTTATATCCTACAAAGACCTCCGCTGACAAGCTATCTAAAATGGCTATTGCAGCAGACGGTACTAAGTATAGACTGAACTCAGATGAGTACGATGATCTACACGACAAGGATAAAATAGCTAGGACAACTAGAGTAGAATTTAATCTGGGTTCCCGTAAACAGATAGGTGAATACCTAAAGAAATTTGGGTGGGTTCCTACTAAGTTTACGCCTACCGGACAGCCTATAGTAGATGAGTCTACTCTTAAAAAGATAAAGGATATACCAGAGGCTCTCCTCATAGCTGAGTATCTAACAGTACAGAAACGCATAGCTCAGATAAAGTCTTGGTTAAAAAACATTGACGATGAAGACAGAGTGCATGGGTTCGTCAATCCTAATGGTACAATCACAGGGCGTATGACTCATAGAGAACCTAACCTCGCCCAAGTGCCTAACTCTAACTCACCTTATGGCACAGAATGTCGGGCTTGTTGGACAGTTCCTAAAGATTATAAACTTGTAGGTATAGATGCAAGTGGACTAGAACTTAGAATGCTTGCACATTATATGGACGATAAGGAGTTTACAAATGAAATTCTCCACGGAGATATACACACCGCTAATCAAAAATTTGCAGGACTTGAATCTAGAAGTCAGGCAAAAACTTTCATCTATGCCTTCATATACGGAGCAGGAGATGAGAAGCTTGGAACAGTGGTCGGAGGAGGTAGGAAAGACGGCAAGAGACTTAAACAATCTTTCCTTGATAATCTCCCATCACTTAGGAATCTTAAAAATAGAGTTACAAGAGCAGCAGCAAAAGGTTTCATCAAAGGATTAGATGGTCGGAAGATATACATAAGGTCAGCTCATGCGGCTCTCAATTCTTTATTGCAGGGAGGAGGCAGCATAGTTATGAAGGAAGCATTACACCTGCTTAACAGTTACATTAAGGATAATAATTTAGACGCACACTTTGTAGCTAACATCCATGATGAGTGGCAGATAGAAGTGTTAGAGAAGGATGCTCAGAAGGTAGGTGAGTTGGGTATCTTGGCTATACAAAATGCGGGACTAGAGTTTGATATGAAGTGTCCCTTAGATGGTGAATACAACATAGGAGCGAACTGGAGTGAAACACACTAATATTAGGCAGCAAGATTTGTTTTTAAAT